TAAAGTTAAATACAAAGATCTTCCATTAGACTTACTTAACATTTATGCTAACTCAGAGATTCGTGAAGGAAAATTTTTAGAAGATGCAGAGGGTTCATATAAAGGCTTTATGAACTGGATGAAAGGTCGAATGGAAAAAGAAATTGCTAAACGTAAATCTAAAACCGGTAAAGAGCGCATTACAGAAGCATTTAAAAAGAAACTAGCTGATATTAAGTCGCGTCAAAAGGATATTATAAATTTATTTAAAATAAGTAAGCTCTTATCCCAAGCTAAACAAATTTTCGTTAACAAATATAATAACGCTGTATATAATACAAAGCACTTTTTAGATAATGGCGATGGTACTCTTACTGCTTCTAACCCTGAAGGTTATGTTGCCGTGGGCAGAGAGGGTGATGCAGTAAAATTAGTTGATCGTTTGGAGTTTAGTAGAGCTAACTTTAGTGGAGGTCAAACATCTACCCCAATTACCAAATGAAAACGTTTAGAGAGTTTTATGAAGACGGAGAGCACCTAAGAGACAAAGAGAGAATAGCTCTTATGCCCGGTGGTTATAAGCCACCTACAAAAGGTCACTTCTCTGCATTTTTATATCTTTTAGAAAATGCTGACAAAGGTATTGTTGTAATTGGTAACAAGGATCGGGACGGTATTACGGCTGAGCAATCAAAGGCAATTTGGGATATCTATGCAAAATATTCTAATAAGCCCGTTGAAGTTATGTTAGCTCCTATATCCCCAGTAAAGTCTGTTTATGATTATGCAGATGAAAATAAAGAGGTTGAAATTACTGTAGGTGCAGGTGATAAAGATGAGGATGTAAAACGTTATTCGTACTTTGAAAAGAATGCTGATAAATATCCTCTTGTAAGTGTTACAAAAATTCCATTACAAGCAGAGGGTATTTCAGGTACTAAAACAAGAGAGTTAATTGCTAACAACTTAGACGAGGCAATTAATTATTTTGTACCTGAAGAGATATCTGAAACGGATAAAGATGCTATAAAATCTATCTTGGCGGCATAAATATATGCATGAAGTCTAAACTTAATGATGCAAATTTAATTGCTGAAGCTTATTCACAAATTTCGCAAGAAGATACAATCGAAGAGGGACTTGGTGCAATTGCCGGTGGTATTGGTAAATTAGCTAAAAGAGGTCTTAAAGCAGTTGGTAAAGAAGCTGCTATTGTTGCAGGTGAGGTAGGTAAGGAAGGTCTAAAGGTTGCTGGTAAGGCTGCAATGGGTGCTGGTAAAGCTGCTATAAAAGGTTTAGATAAAGCTGGTCAAGCCGTAGATAGAGGTATTAGTAAACTTGCTGGTGATGAGGAAATGGAGGATGGGGAAAATATGCCTCGTGTAAATCATCATGATGATTCTGAAATGAAAATGGCTCTTGCTGAACTCTATAAGATTGAAAAATATGCAGGTGCTCTTAGTCTTATGATGAAAGAACTCCCAGCCCTAGAAGGGTGGACAGCTTCTAAGATTACTAAAGCAGCAGACTATCTTGGTTCTGTTTTCCACAAACTAGATTATGATTTTGCTAGTGGTGAGCAGGCATCAATGTTTAATGCAGGTCATGAAGATGTTAGTCAATATGATTGCGGTGCTGAAGACGGTGAATGCTAATGCTTTAGTAATTAAATATGAAAACATTTTTGCAATATATACAAGAAAAGTCTGTTTTAGGACTTATTGAATTTTTTGATATTCAAGGTATCGGTAAAGTACCTGCTAAATTAGATTCTGGTAATGGTGCTTACAATGTATTGCATGGGGAAGATATTCAAGAGCAGGGTGATAAAGTTTTCTTCCGAACTATAAATGGTAAAACACTACTACTTCCAAAGAAAGGTGAAATAACAATTAACGTTGGTGCAGGTAACATGGAACATAGACCTGTAGTTGAATTGGATTTTAAAATTGGTGAAAAGGAATTTACCGGTATTCCATTCTCAATTGGCAATAGAGCATCTAATTTATATAAGATACTAGTTGGTAAAGACTTTATTCAACAAGATCTTGATGCTTTAATAGATGTAAGTAAGGAAAACATTGCTGACGAAAATATAGAAGTCAGCATGAACGATTAACGTGGAGCCATCTGTCGGATTTGAACCGACGACCGGCTGATTACAAATCAGCTGCTCTACCACTGAGCTAAGATGGCACTAAAATGGAGCGGGTGATGAGATTCGAACTCACGACATCAACCTTGGCAAGGTTGCGCTCTACCGCTGAGCTACACCCGCGTGCATCTACCCCCATGTAGTACCATCAAACCAACCACCTTTGGTTTTTGTACTCGGACTACCACCAATTGGTGCAGCACGTGGATCAGCTACTGGTGTTGCCGGCTGTTCAACTTCTTTAGTTTCTTCGGTTGCAATAGGTCCATGTATATCTTCCAGTTGTAACGGCTCAGTACTACCTTGCGTTTCAGCAAATGATATTTTAAGATTATCATCTACTCTATGACAGGTTGCAAAGTTATTATTATGTTCATTAATTTGAACAGACTTAACTCTAACTCGACCATCAGTTGCTTCGTCAGCATACGTATCAGCTGTCTTGAGAACAAATTCTGCAAAACGTTCGCAACCTACTCCACACTCTAAAATAACTAATTCCGCAACACCTACTGCATCAAGTTGTTTAAACAGATCAAGTTGAGGATCATCTCCAGCAACAACTAACTTATGATCAAATGTATGCTCTAAACTAGTTTTAAGAGCCTTAAGACCACCAAAGTCCATAACCCAATTACGTTCATCTAACTCTTCACATTCAAATGTAATATCAGCAGTTAAATTATAACCATGTATAAACTGACAATGACTGTGTGTAGATCTCCATTGTCTGAACGCAGCACTACCTAAGTTAATTACTTTGTTGCTAGTAAATTTCATATAATTATTATAACCTGCTTAAATGGGTAAATCAACTGCTTTATTAAGATTATTCTATATTACTGATCTCTAGAAAGACTGAGAAATAGGTTCTTCTGTACATTCTCTACAATCCATTTATTCATCTGAGAACCTGATTGCAAGTGTTTCCGGGATTTTTTTTAATTTAATTTAAAATGTGTGGGATTAGTTGATTAATATATTCAGTATGCTATAATTATATTCGACTATGAGTAAGACAGAAAATGACTCCAACTATGAATGGCTAGGTGATGACGATGAGCTCACCGGTGAGAAAGATACTATTGCAAAAGATATTATGGGCAGTGAGTGTGCCGACGGATATGTACCGCCTGTTCGTGAGTATGATGATACGGTAGATGCTAATAAGAAGTACATTTCATCATTACCAGATTTACAGAATGGTCCCTCTAGTCTTATTCAAGGTGCGCCAGTCGCTATTCAGCAAGTTGGTATTCATAACTTTAAGCTGCCTCTAAATTATGAGAAGCGTAATGGTAAGACTATTGAACTTGAAACTAGTGTTACTGGTAGTGTGAGTTTAGAAGCTCATAAGAAAGGTATTAATATGTCTCGTATTATGCGTAGTTTCTATGATCATAAAGATGAAACCTTTAGTATTAGTAAAATTAAAGACGTACTTACAACATATAAAGAGAATCTTAAGAGCTTTGACTCACGCATTATGCTTAAGATATCTTACCCAATCAAACAAACTAGTCTTCGTAGCGGTTTAGAAGGTTATCAGTATTATGATGTTGTACTAGAGGGTGATCTTACTAAGGATGGTGAATTTAAAAAGTATCTTCATTTTGATTTTGTATATTCATCTGCTTGTCCTTGTAGCTTTGAGCTCAGTGAGCATGCTGAGAAGTATCGTAATCGTGCTACAGTGCCTCATAGTCAGCGCAGTGTTGCACGCGTTAGTGTTAGATTTGAAGATAAGCTTTGGATTGAAGATCTTCAAGAGCTCTGCTTAGATGCTTTACAAACTGAAACGCAGGTAATGGTTAAGCGTGAAGATGAGCAAGCATTTGCTGAGAAGAATGGATCATACCTTAAGTTTGTTGAGGATGCTGTTCGCCTTCTCTATTCACGTCTAGATAAAGATGAACGAATTAAAGATTTTAAGATTGTAGCTTCTCATAACGAATCGCTTCATAGTCACAACGCTATTTCTGTAATAGTCAAAGGGATTGAAAATGGCTTCTCCGCTGGAGTTGCACGCGATGTCTTTGAGTCAACAGGCTTGCGTTAGAAGGTAATACAATCTTTAAAGAGTACCAGCTAGCTGGTACTCTTTTTTTTATTTAAATAAGGAACTTAGATATAATTAGGTATGAATATATTTACTACTAATGATTGTCCTGTTATCTCTGCTCATGAGATGTGTGATAAGCATGTTGTAAAGATGATTGTTGAATATGCTCAATTAATGTCAACTGCTCATCGTGTGTTAGATGGTAAGGAGTATTACGATAAAACTAAAGCTGGTCGTCGTATTAAGCGTTGGTTACATCCTGATAAGTTTCTAGAAAATAATCTCTACAAGGCATCTCATATTAAACATCCATCAGGTATTTGGTGTCGCTCAACAACTGGTAACTATAACTGGCTATACAATCATTTTATTGCTTCGTGTGAGGAATATACTCATAGGTATGGTAGGACTCATCTAACCTTTACAAAGTTAGCAGATATATTTCGTACACATCCTAAAAATTTACCAGACGGTCCTCGTCAAGAATTTGCAGTAGCTATTGCTGCAGATCAAACATGCAGGCAGTTACCTGGCTTTAATTCACTTAAGCCAGTGGATAAGTATAAACAATATATTATTAATGATAAGCCGTTTGCCGTCTGGACGTCTAGACAACCACCTCATTGGTTTAAGAACCAAGCTTATCGCAAATAAAGCGTAATATTTTGCTACGTACTATTTCCTCTACACCAAATTTATGAGTGTAAATGCCCCTTTCTTCACAATCTTCAGTTTTAAATCGTTTGAATACATCGCTAAATCCTGACTGTCTAACGTCAGATTGGCCTGTATCACCGCATACAACATACTGACTATTACGACCAAAGCGTGTAAGGATAGTAGTAAGTTCACCTTTTGTTAAATTTTGCGCTTCATCTACAATAACGCACGTGTTATTAAATGTTAAACCTCTTACAAAGTTAACAGGTATAGCTTCTATTAATCCTTTGCTGCGTAACATCCCGCATGTACCTGGACCGGCAATTTCAGTAACTTTTTCAATTAACGGCATAGCATAAGGTGAAAACTTATCATCAATTTCACCAGGTAAAGATCCTAAACTTTTATCAGCAGATTCAACTACAGAACGAATGTATACTATTTTGTCAAATAAACCTTCTTTTAATTTCTCTAAAGCTGCATATACGGCAATATAAGTTTTAGCAGTACCTGCTAAACCATCAACAAATGACATTTGAGTAGATGTATCATGTAATCTGTTGTAAAAGTGCCTGTGCTTTGGTTTAAAATAAAATGGCTTCCTTATTTTAAAATCCATAAGCCAGTTATCATTTAAAATATCTTCACCAATTTCAGAATGAGAGTTTATTTTTTTGTTTTGTCTACTCATATAGAATTATTTAGGTACGAGTATGCAAAAATCATAACAAATTAGTTTTATATAGTTTTGCTGATTTAGTTGAATATATTAGAAGCAATACTATAATATACATGATGGACCTTGATAAAGAAACTCTAATTTTATCTGACGACAAGATCTTCTATACTATTGAAGGTGAGGGTGAATATGTTGGGCAGCGATCCCTATTCATGAGGATGGCGATGTGTAATCTAACGTGCATAGGCTTTGCGAGTGAAGATTCGCCACATGGTTGTGATTCTTTTATATCTTGGTCTGTAAAGAATAAGATGACCTTTAATGAGATCTTCAAGATGATGGAAGATAATAACTGGATTGAGAAGCTTGAAAAAGGTACAATCTGGAAATTAACTGGCGGTGAGCCTCTTATTCAGCAGAAGCAACTACTTAAACTTGTAGATGAGTTTATTTATCGATATGGATTTACTCCTAAAATTGATTTTGAAACTAATGCTACTCTTATGCCTAATGAACGTTGGAAAGATGAATTTGGTGCTACATTTACTACCTCACCTAAGTTAACTACAAATGGTGATCCAGAAGAAAAAACTTATAAGCCGGAAGTACTTAAGTATCATAAGGAGATTGGATCAGGCTTTAAGTTTGTTATTAATGATCCTGATGCTGATATTAAAGAGATTTGGCGTAAGTATGTTGAAGATGATCACGGCATTAATGTTACTAGAGATCGTATTTGGTTTATGCCTTGCGCTGGTTCTCGTGAAGAGCATATTGAGAATGCTATAGCTGTTGTTGAGTATGCTAAAGCAATGCATGTTCATTTTTCACCTCGACTTCATTTGCTAGTATGGGATATGGCTCTCAAGGTGTAATGAACAATATTCATTTCTTGATAATTTTTAACTGAGTAGTAAATAACAGTATGAGAATTGCTTTTAGTGGTACAGCAAATAGCGGTAAGTCGACAATGATAAAGAGTTTTCTACACACGTGGACAAATTACGAATTATCAGAAGATACGTATCATGATACACTTGAAGAAAAGGGCCTAGATCATTCATCTAAGACTACTCCGGAAACTCAAACAGTTATACTAGATTTTTTAGTTGATCAAGTACAGGGTAAGTCGGTTACAGATAATATCGTATATGATAGATGTTCGTTAGATGCTATTGCATACACAATGTGGGCAAATGGTAAAGGTATTGAAGGATTTACGGATGACTTTGTTAAGAAACAAATTACTATGTCGCGTGAATCGTTACGATCATTAGATATTATCTTTATGACACGATTTAATGAGCAACAAGCGGTTGTTGATAATGGTATTCGTGATACAAATGTTGAGTTTATTAAGGAAATAGATAATATATTTTACACTCTATATATGCAGTATATGACCCAAGCAGATGCTGATGTATTTTATCCTAAAGGTGACTCGCCATGCGTAATATTATTACCAAATGATCCTCAGCAGCGTATCGAACTAATAGCTGAGTATGTAACACCTGAAGGTGGCATGTATGGTGATGAAGAATCTATTTTAAATCCAAATAATATTGACGATCTTGAGTCATTAGTTCGTATGCAAAAGGCAGAACTAGATAGAGAAGAGAAAGAAAAGGAACTCTTTAAACAATTTGGTTTAAAGCAAGGAGATACCGATCGCCTTAGCTTTTAAAATGTCTGTATTTGGAATCCTATAGCGGAACTAGTCAAAGTATAGGCAATCGAACCATTATCTATATTAATAGCACTTAAATCAACATAGTTTGTTGCTTTATCCGACTCTACAAACTGTACAAATTTTTGTGAAGAAGTTTCTAAAACTGGTGCAGATGGTAAAATAATATAATTTGTGTTAGAGAAATTATTTTCAAAGTTAAATCTTACAACGTGAGAAGCAACAACATATTCAACAGACGCAATATTAGTACTCGCTACAGTTACTGCAGAAAATTCATTATCACCAGATAGAGTAATAAGAGCTTTTGTATTACTACCCACAACCGAAGCACTCAATTCTGACATATCTGTGTTAACTTGATTAGAAAGAGAAACAAAATTAGATGAAAGAGAGTCGATATCAGTGGTATGTTGTGTAATTGTTGTACCAAACGTCGTATTATCTAAACCAATTATAAAATTGGCAAAATCCATAATATTTGTACCCTCGTCTGTCTCAATTAAAAGCAAATCACCGTCGGCTACAGAAAACGTTTCAGGTAATTCTTTAATATTGTAGATTAAATTTTTATTATCAACGCACGGCATATCTATATTTATAGTTGAAATAGCGTTTTTGGAGTATAAAATATAAGTAATGAGTAAGATTGGTGTAGGTATTATAACATGTGATAGGGTAAATATGTTTAATGTTTGCTTTGAGTCTCTCAGCGATGAATGGTATGATGAGTTAGTAGTAGTTGATGATGGGAGAAAGGAATATCCTTTAAAAAGGCGTGGTGCGGAATTTATACGTACATCGGGAGGAGTAGGTGTAGGTAAGGCGAAGAATGCTGCTATACAGAATCTATTGGATAAGGATTGTGATTATATTATTCTTGTTGAAGATGATATGAAATTTACTGGTAATTTGTTTGCAGAGTATATACGCGCTTATAAAACAACTGGCATTCATCACTTTATGTTTGCATATCATGGTCCTGCTAATAAAGCTGGTATTAGTTACGGTAAGCCGGTACCTAGGTTGGTTTTCGATTACGGTCCATTTGATGAAGTACGTATCGCCCTTAATCAGCATTGTGTTGGTGCTGTTACCTTCTATACGAGAGAATCTTTAGAAGAGGTTGGTCTATATGATGAAAACTTTACTAATGCATTCGAGCACGTTGATCATTCTTATCAATTAGCCAAAAATGGTTTCAGTACACCGTACTGGTGGTGGGCAGATATTGCCAACAGTTTAGATTTTGTACAAGAGCAGAAGTGTTCAGAAGACTCTTCAGCTATTAGACCACGATCAGATTGGCAATCTAACATTCAACAAGCAGCACAATATTTTATGAAAAAGAATAATGTATCACCAGTGAAAGTCCCTGATACTCCACAGCAAGAAGTTGTAGAGATTATTAAACGTTATCAAAAAATAATTAATGAAAAAAGATCTAAAAGAAAAGCTAACGTTTCTGATAGCCGCTAAGGTAGATCATGAAGATCGTATTCGTAATATTCGAACGACTTTATCTTATCTACGGCATCACTTTGATGCTAATATTGTTATTAGCGAACAGGATACATCAAGTAAGCTACACGATATGTGTAAGGCTTTTAAGTGTCGTCACATCTATATTGAAACAGATGAATTTTTTAATAGGCAGCGAGGAGTTAACCTTGCAGCAAAAGAGGCAACTACTCCTGTTATTGCTCATTATGATGCCGATATTCTCTTAAGACCTGAACAGATTGTTGGAGCTACTGAAGCAATTATAAATAAACAAGCACAATTAGTATATCCATACGATGGAAACTTCTACGATGTACCGGAAACGTATTTTGATATTATTAATGAAACAAAAGATCTCCGCAATGTGGATTTAAATGATTGCACTCTATTTAATCCGCATTCAGTAGGTGGGGTTGTAATGTTTGATAGAGAGCATTATTGGAAATGTGGTGGAGCTAATGAGCATTTTAAGAGTGTTGGTTATGAAGATAATGAAATTAATGCTCGATTTAAAATTTTAGGTACTAAAATTATGCGTACGCAATGGCCATTATGGCATCTTACACATGCTAGAGGAGATACTTCCTTTAATCATAATCCATATATTAATTTTAATAGAGATTATTGCTTGGAAATTCAGAATATGAATAAAGTAAAGTTGCAAGAGCATATCGATCAATGGGACTGGCATAAAGATATTTTAGTAGGATGATAACTTCAACGAGGATAGGAAGATATGGAAACCTCTGCAATAGCATGTTTCAGTTTGCAGCTGTATTGGGTATGGCCAAAAAATGCAATTATGAAGTAGCAATACCTCATAATAAAACGTATTACGATGTAAATTATGAATGTAATAATACATCTATCTTTGATGGATTTGATATTAGTATACCAACTCTAGAATCAAAGACCTCAACATTTACAGAAGTTGAGTTTCCATTTCATTATGTTGATCATAAAGTGGACGACTTTACAGATATGGTTGGTTATTTTCAGTCTGAACGTTATTTTGAAAATGCTATAGAGGAAGTAAGAGCTCAATTTCAATTTAAACAAGAGATTAAAGATAGAATTGATTTTAGCAAATATCCAGAACCATCTAGATGTACGTCTCTGCATATTAGATTAGGGGATTATATGAAGAAGAGGCATTACCATCCGATGCTACCATCAGCTTATTGGCGAAATGCTGTTAAGGAAGCTGGATTAGATTACATTGTTATCTTTTCAGATGATATCGAGCATGCAAAGAGAATGTTTGGAGAAACAGATCAGATAGTTTATTCGAAAGAAAAAAATCCATTTGAAGCACTATATCATATGTCGTTGTGTAAAAATAATATTATTTGTAATTCGACATTTGGTTGGTGGGGGGCATGGCTAGGTGAGTCTAAAGCAAATAACAAGATTGTTACAGCTCCGGAAATATGGCTAGGACCTGGCCATACTACATATAATCCTAAAGACATTATTCCAAACAGATGGCTAAAACTTTAAAAATATATTTACAAGATTCTGCTTTTGCACATTGTATATTTTCTAATAATCCAATGCCACCTAAGCAACTTACAGATAAAGTTAAATGGGTAAGAGAAGATACATATAGCTCAGAAGATATTGTTGTCTGGACAGATATAGATATTCCATCCTCACTTTACAGACCAGGTTCAAACATTGCATGGTTAGTGGAAGCGTGGGATCACATACCAGATTTATATAATTTTGTTCAACGACACTCCAATAAATTTAAAGCTATTTGGACACATGATAAAGTTCTCTTAGAGACATGTCCTAACGCTGTTAAATTACCATTTGGTGGTTGCTGGATTGATGAGTTTGATTGGGGTATACATAGTAAATCAAACTCATCAAT